ATTCATCAGGCACGGATGGATTGAAGTTGGTTTGTGCATAGTTTTCAACGTTTCTGTAGTAAAAACGTAGTGGTAAAGGGTATGACTTTATTAGCAGCGCCTTGCAAGTGCTGTGAAATGGCTCTATCAACCCGATACCCCTGTTTGATTGTTTCTGAGAAATGATTTTTCCATTACCAACGCCGATTTGCTGATTATGGTAACTCACAGAACTAAGTTTGGAGAAGATCCCGTCTATAAGTCGCACCCACACCTGGTGCGGGCTACGAAGGAAAATTACCTCCCAATGAAAGCTGAAGAGAGCCGTATGAAGAAATCACGCCAAGCTAAAGAGAGCAGTGCGTAAAAGCCTTGAACCGACCTATTGAGTCTAAGTCGGCATGTATAGATGGATGAGACCTGTTTTTGCTCCATGTACAAATCATCGTATTTGACCCAGGTGCCACCTACCGTTGTTTTTAAGCAACATCAAGCTACGGGCGACATGCCCGTGTATTCGCCAACTGGCGATGCTAATGAGGAGGGGAAATGTGTGGAGCAGAGGAAGTGGCGATATCACCACACCATGAGTGATCAGGAAGTCGATCTGCTGTTGTTGGAAATCCAATCAGGCGGCAGTAGTGATGACGCAACGCAACCTGAAAGCGCCGCCCATTCGGAGTTCGCAAGGCTCCTTAAAATTGCGATTCCTCGACTCAACGCGTACATTGCGTCGCTTGGGTTAGAGGAAGGGTTTCTATCGAAGTGGTTGGAGAATTTCCACATTCTACGGATGGCATCGAAGCGCTGTGTTGTGCAAGAGGATTGGTTTCCTTTGCTCGCGCTCAGCTATCGAATCTGTAGTGGGAACATCTTTTCCGTAGACTTGGAGAAAAAGTTTGTCGAAATGCTTACCCCTGAGGTGCAAGCGACCGATTTCGAGTCTGTGGTCACCACGCTGCGGGGTGTTTTCGATTACACCACCTGTGTTACAGAATGCACACTCACGAAGAAACTTGTCAGTCTTTACTCGTTCATGTTGACACAAGGTGTCTTGACGAGGTTTGGAATTACTCTTTCTGATGAAGAGTATTCGAAAGTCGAGCAAAGGGCGCTACTCAGCGCTTTTTCGTCTCGACGCAGTTTTCTGCTGTGTGTCATCGACACCACGCTTTTCGTTTGTGAGCGTGTCATCGAGTGGCGGAAAACCGGAGATTTTGGCGATTTCCTCAAATCAGGAAAGTCCTTTGAGACTTGGTCAGCAGAAGCCGATCGTCTAATCGCCCTTGCTCCTTTCACGGGGAATTTGGAACCTCATGGTACCACTATTTTCTCTTTTGTGGCCGACTTGCGTAATGCAGTTGAGAAGGGTGAAGCACTATCGCGATACGTGAGGAGTCGCAACGGCGACGACTCTCGTTTCATTGAAGGAAAGCTCGCGAAGCTTAAACTCATCCAGGGGACGGAGCTCACTCGCAAAAACTCACAGAAGGAGCGCAAAGCGCCTTTCGGCGTTCTTATCCACGGTGGGTCGAGCGTGGCGAAAACCTCATTTGCAAAGATGTTGTTTCATTACTATGGGGCTCTTCGCGGTCTAGAACACACGGACGACTTTCGCTACGTGCGCAGTCCGACGGACGAGTTTTGGACCAATTATGATTCCAGCAAGTGGTGCATTCAGTTTGACGACCTCGCCTTCTTGCATCCAAGCAAGGGCGAAATTGAGCCCGGAATGAGGGACTTGATTCACGTCGCTGGTAACACACCATTCAACCCGCCACAAGCGGCTCTCGAGGATAAAGGCAAAACACCTGTTCTTGCTGAGCTGCTCACCGCCACAACCAATTGTGTGGATCTTAATGCTTGGGAGTACTTTTGGTGCCCGCTGGCCGTTCGGCGACGACTGCCGTACGTGGTCACAGTTGAACCCAAGACACAGTACCTGCATCAGAATGGGCAGTTTATTGATCCTGCGAAGTTGAGTTGCGAGGAAGGTTCCTACCCGGACTTCTGGATCATACATGTGCAGAAAGTTGTACCGGTGGAACGCGACAACCGTCAAAACGCTGATCTTGAGACAATCAAAACGTTTACCAATGTGAACGAGTTTCTACAGCATTTCGGCAAGGCTGCACTAGTGCACAACGCCAATCAGGAAGCATCTCTCGTCAGCGACGTGGACATGTCCGGAATCGAAGTTTGCAAAGCTTGTTATGCCCCTCTGCCACATGATGTGTGCATGGAATTGCAGCACGCCGACTTGAAGGATGTCACTGTGGAATTCGCTCGTGATTACTGGTTGGGTATTGTTCTCTTCATATTGCCTTATTTACCCTTGTGGGCGTTTGTACATTATTTCTTTTCTTCTTTAATGCATTTTCTAGGTTTGTTTTGGGTAGGTTACATTGGTTTCATTTTCCAAGCTACATGTGCAATTTATTACGTTTTGGGCCCCCGAGTTAGATTTCTATTTAAGGGACTCGTTGAGCGCCTGTCCTCCCGAGCTACGTTTATTTCTTTTATTGCCCGTTGCTCCAAGTATCGCTGGGGGCGTCGAGCTGTGCTGTATCTGGCCAACGAATCGGAAGAGAAAACACACTGGCAATTGCTCAAGGCGCAGATCCCGACCAGCGTCGATCACAGATTGATTGGTGGAGTGGGGCTGCTAGCCATTGTGAGTGCGCTCTTGCATGGTTATGCAGTTTGGTTGAGGAAAAGCAAGCCCACAGAGGAATCCGCCGACGTTCAAGGAGCCGAGGCGGAACAGTTTCAAAAGGAAGCTTCGCGTAACGTGTGGTACAATCCGAGTATCGAGCTCACCAAGTTCGATATACCGCGTGCTGTTGCGAGCATGGTGGGGAAGAGCGCTAATGATTTGAGAGAGATAGTTGGGCGCAATTGTGTACTGCTGCACGTGCGCGGCCGTGGCGAAAACTACCGGCGTGTAATTCGCGGAGTGATGGTAGCCGGTCACAGGTGTCTCACCAATGCTCATGCGTTCAAAGAGGGATTCGAATGGTATACTGTCACGGTCATTCAGAGCAATGCTAACAATGCAGTCAATTCGAACATGCAATTCGACGTTCATGTCGACTGTATCGCTAAATCTGCCTCCTCCGATCTCTGCATCTTTGATGTGGAGTGCCTACCACCCTTTCGAGACGTTCTCAAGTGGTGGTCCGACGCAGACGTGGTACCGAGTAGTTGCGTGGAGTTGATGCGTAGTGAGGATGGATCATCAGTGATGTCCCGTCGTGTTCACAGTTTGACCCTGTACTCCAAAATGCCCATTTCACAGCTCGGTTTGGAGTGTGATATCTTGATGGGCACGGCGGACCAACCAACAGCGGTAGGAGACTGTGGAGCCCTGTGTGTCTTCGAATCGCCTAAGGGACCGTACATCTGCGGCATACACATCTTGGGGCGGGACACAATGGCTGGAATTTTGTTCGTGAAACGAAGGGAAGTGGACGCTCTTATGTTGCATCCTGCGCTGTCAAAGCGCCCGATCATCCAAGCTGGTTACCTTCCGGTTTTTGAGGCATCCAATCGTAAGCATGTGCTTGGTTCACTCCATCACAAAAGTTTGGCTCGTTACCTTGACAAGGGTAGGGTCAATGTTTACGGATCATTTATGGGGTTTAGGCCGAAACCTAAGTCAAAGGTCTGCGCCACTCCAATCCAAC